ACTTTTAGTTTTAGTCTCATTGTGCTTTCCTGTTCTCGGCCAGTTACGGCACGTTAGATCACGTTACGTCGACTGTGTACGCGCCACCCATAAGTTCAATGTCGTATGTCGACAACTCGCCCAAGTTTGCGTTAATGACTGGCAACGCGCTCAGGTAAGTGTTTGTCAGTTCAAAGCCGGGGTTAGTCGCGGTGTTGCTACCTGCTGCTGGGGTCACTTTGATATAGCACTTTGTGCCGACCAACGGTGCAAGAACTGCATAACTTTCTGCGCTGATGTACGACGCGTACACGGTCAACGTGACGCTGTTGTTTTGCAGGCCTGCCGTGTTGGTTCGTGCAGTCGAGCCAAACGCGGTGTCCTCTAATGCTTCGACAACGTAGTTGACGGTTACTGCCGACACTTGGTCGGTGATGTCTGTGGTCGCCGCGCTGCTAGCGCCGATCAGCACAACTGGGTTTGATAAATAAGTGCTAGTTGCCATGTCTTAATCCTTTGCTGTTGTATCTATAGTTTTACCATACTGCAACCGTAACCGTGTGTATGCTCACGCTGTTTGCGCTTGTACGCCAACCGCTAGGTCATAGCACGGGTATTCTTGACCGCCAATCTCGAGTGTGCCGGGGCGACCCGACATAACGATTACGGCTGAGCCAAGCACCGTTGCGCTGATCTGTAGTATTTCGCGCAACACGGGTAGCCCTGCTGGGCCACTACCAACAACTTTAATTGGGAAGTCCATTCGCACAATGTTGCCGTTGCCAGCAATCGTCGTAAAACTTGGCGCTTGCATAAAAACACAATTTGGCACAAGTTTTGTCGGGTCATTAACTACACGCAAACCCGTGATGGCCGTAAGCGTTGCGGTCAGGTCGTCAATCGCCTCGTTTAATAAATCGTTGTATGGTGCAGGCACTATGCCACCGCTGGTCGGTCGATACCTAACAACTGTTTAACGATCGGTGTCAATGACTGTTGCGGTGCTGTACCCATGTTGTCAAACGACGCAAACACGTTTTCAAGCGAGCCACGGGAGCGCCACAACGCCGCTGCGTACATCAAAACGCCTAGCGTTACGTCACCGCTTGGACTGCTGCTAAGACTGTCGTTATAGCCTGCCTCTGCTCGACGACGACTGCAAAACTGGTTAGCCGCGCTCACCGACTGCGTGATCAGCGTGTAATCATCTGACGGATTAGTAATCGACACACCCAAATAGGTGACTAAGTTTGCGGCCGTAATCCACGTACACGTTGGTGTAAACGCAACCGTGCCGGTATAGATCGCCGTAAAATCAACGTTGTCGCCTGTACAAGCAAACAACAACTGATTAGGTACAGCAATCGTTTCGTCAAAAAACCATTCGCCAGTTGTGCTGTCAACGCCCGTGTACTTGTATTGTGGGCATTTCAACACGGTAAACGTGCCGTTAAACGGTGCGCCTAACGCGCCTACAACTACGCTGTCGCCAACCTGTATGTCGGTTGGCTCGAGCGTAGATATGCAGGCGTAGTTATCTAGTAACTGTTTGCTGGCCGTTAGATATGTCGCCATAAGCGGTTTGTCCGCTTACGACTAAGCAACGACGATGTATTTGACCATGTCGGCGTCGGCAATAAATGTTGCTACGTAACCGTAGTAACTAAATGTGCGACCCAACGTGCCCGGTACTTCAACTGACATAATGCCTTTAACTTGTTCGTAGAACTCGCAAGCCGAGCCTCGAGCAACGTACAAACTGCCTGCTGCAAAATTGCGATCGGCAACCAAGTTAAGACCAAACGGGTTAAAGGTGTTTGCAACCGTGATATTTGCTGAGCCAATGCCGTTTACGCCCATCAAACCCGAAACTGCTGTGTACGGAAAAATTGGTCGCTTGTCTGCGTCTAACTGTGCGCCAAGTTTTTGCCATACGTCAGGTGATACAAACACGTGATCAGGCAAAAAGTTTGTTGCATTCAAAATGTCAGTTGCCGCGTCGTACATTGCTGCAATCAGCGATGACGGGTCGTTTGCTGTAACTGTCCATGTCGAGCCTGACGCGCTTGCACCAGCCGTAATAGCGTCTGCTGCGACGTTGTCGCTAGCAAACATATATTGACCAACAAGGTCTTGCATAATGATTTGCATTGCACCCGGCGACGTAAAGTCAATGTCTTGCACCGACAATGTGACTTGGCCTGCAAGTGTTGTTTTTGTAACAACGTTTGAAGCGATCACAGGTGTCGTTGCCGATACTGGATTTAATTCAGGTGATTGTGCTGCGACGCTTGGGTGTGTTGTCCAAGTTGGTCGAATGAATGTTTTGCTGTTGCCGCCGTCTGGCATTGCTCGAGCGCCGATCGCTGCAACAACTGGTCGGTTGTAGTTCAAGTCAGCAAAAACTGGCCCGAGAACTGGTACTGGCAACAAACCTGGTGTGTCAGTAGTGAGCGTGTCACCTGCGGCTGCTTGCAATGCTGACTGATTTGCTTTAGCAAATTCTTGTGCTGCTGCTGCAACGTTGCGGAATGTTTCGCCACCAATGTGCATAGCGGCCATGTACTCGCCTGCTGTTGGCAAATTAAATTTACGTTTTGGCTGTGCCCACAATTTCTCTGTGGTTTCTTGTGCTGCCTCAACTACTTGCTGTTCATTTTTGTCGGTCATGTCGTTGTCCTTTGTTGTCTCTTGATCTGATATTAACTCTACTTGTGGCTCGGTTTCGTGGATACCCTCAACGGCTGGTTCGTCGGGTGCGCTGGCTGCAACCTCGGTGATGACCGCGCCGCTAAACGCGCCCTCGCTAACTAGCGACAATTCTGACCATGTGGCGGCCTCAACAATCATGACGCCTTTGTCGTCGTAACTAAATTTTGTGGGTGTTACGCCTACCGATACCGCGTCAATAACGCCGTCAATCATCAAAGTCATGTATTCGTCAGCCTGACGGGTTGCGCTCAATTTTGCGGTAAACATCATGCCCTGCGGTGTGTCTACGCGCTCGACGACTTTGCCCAAAATTTGATTGCTGTCGTGCTGGCCGTAAAGTTTCGGGTCGCGACCCGTGACTGGTAGCGACCCTTGCAAAAATCTTACCTTAGTGCCGTCATTAACAACGGCTGTTTCGTCGTAGGTGACGGCTACGCCTGAGATTGAGCGCGACGGCAAGCCCTCTGCCGCCGCTGCATCAACCGTGATCTGTGAAGGGGTTAATCGGATCATGACGGTAACTCTACTCTTTCTGTAATTTCTGTTTGTGTATCTCGATCGTCGCCCATTGAGTATTCGCCGGTCAAGTATTGCTCAACGTCAAAAACGACAAACGTACCGTTAGGCAAAATGCTGTTTTGGCTGAGTGTGCCAGCAATGCAATCGGCGTAAGCGCGTACGCCAAATGTCCATAAGTCCATGCGGCTTTCTGCTGACGATTGGTACGAATATGACCCGACTGATATGCCTGCAAGGTATGGCGGTATGTTGCAAAGTCGAGCCATTTCCATAGCCTGGAATTCGGCGCTGTCAATTAGCAACATTTTGTCAGGGCTAGTTTGTGTTTCGGTGTATGTAACAAATTCATTAAGCGCGGCTGTTTGATTGCTCTGACGTGCCTCATTGAAACTTGCTGCTAGGTCAGCTAACTCTTGTGCGCTTAACGGTTCGCCACCTGTCTGTCGCAAAATGCCAGCCGGTATAGCCGACGACGAATTGCGATAACGCGCTGCCTCAAGTTTTAACGCTGTCGCAACGGCTGTTTCGCTCATATAAATAATGCCTTGTATTGGCGACAAAAATTGCACAACGTCGTCAGGGTTTAATTCGCCGCCTTGAAATTGAATTTGTTTTGACGGTGCAAACCAAACTGGCCCAGCCTGATCAAGTGTGTTAATCATTGCGGCTGGTAATCGAGTAAATGACGCTGGGTAGCCGTCGGCGGTGCGACTTGTTATATACCAAAATGCGCGACCGTAAAAAAATAGGTCGTCTAATGTCCAAGACATAATAAAATTGTTTGGCACAGTTGGGTCTATGCGGCGTAACCAAGTGCGTGGCGCTAACGGAATTTGTTCCATTTCTTCGCCGTTCCAAATTTCCGTCACCATTTTTAAATTCATGCAACCGACTACTGAGGCCATTAAATCGCGCGCTCGACTAATTGTTGGCACACTCATTGCACGATTACGTGCTGTGCCCTCGACGTACGAGTAATACTGACCGATCATTTGCGAGCCGATACCGCCGTTGGTCATGTAGTTTGCGCTACCTGCTGCGGCCGCTTTAGTTGGTTGCGGTGATATTGCGGCCTTGTTGACGGTGCGGTTAAAAATGCCCATGCGCTAAGTATGCCACCAAACTAAATGCTCAATGTGTATAGGCGACCGCCAAGCGTCAACCGAGAAAGTAAGAACTCAACGGCCGCCCAGCAAGATACTAGCCACCTGCAACAACGATCATAGGTTTACCTGTTGCGGTCGGTCGGCTGGCTAGCGCCGCTGACCAAACCAAACATCGCGCCAACTCGATCGGGCCGGGTGATCGTTGCGACGATAACGCGATACTGTTTTGTGACCGTACGGCGACGGCGCGTTGCACGTGTTCGGCAAGCATTTGCTCGCCTGTATGCCACAACAATTTCTCGTGGATCATTGACTTTATGCGCGGCGTAAATTTAAGTATCTCGCCGTAACCGACAACTGCCCTGCGACGCTCAAGTGCCAGCGGCCAATGAATATCGATTGACGGGCTGATAGCAAATTTGACTGCCGTGTTTTTTGCTAGGCGCTCGACGTGTTGCAACATTTCGTCATAAGTGTCGGCAACAAATTCGACGGTGACGACGGTGCGTCGGTCGTCTAGCACGATTGCGCGTGTGGCAAAATATCGGTCGTCGGTAAGGCTGGTTTCTATGGCGACTGTGCCACCGTCAGGCATAGGGTCGCTGTATTCCAACTCAGGCCATAAGCCGGGGGCAATCCACGATTTGTCAGACGCGACCCATAGGTTGCATGACGCGCGCAAAAATGACGCGCGGTCAGGGTTCTCGCTTTCGGCTTCAATAGTTTTTAGCGTCAAAGTTTTGCCTAACGCTGGGTTTGCATACGCCCAAGCCTGTGAGGTCATAGGCGACAGATCAGGCGGCGGCGACCACTCAGCAAAATAAAGCGACGACGGTTCGGCACGATCTATCGAGCGCAACCCCTGCTCACGCCAACGCTGCATAGCCGTACTTGCCTCAGTACCAGCCGTTGACCAAGCCGACAACAACGGTGATCGTCGAGCGCGTTGCGCTGGCAGTAAACCGCCGTCAATAACAGTCGAGCCAATATCCCAAATCTCGTCGGCAACAATCAGGTCGCAACTCATACCGTGACCGACGCTCGAGTTGGCGGCACGAATAAACCATTTAGACCCGTCAGGCATAGTCACCTGATTACGGCCATACGACCGCATAAGTTTTGCACCAAACCGCAATGACAATAAATCGGCAAGTTTGTCGTAGAGCATTACGGCAAGGTCAAGCCGGTGAGCAGTCGACAACACGGTTTGCGGTGTGCCCCTGTGCTTAGGCATTTCGGTAAGCCACCAACCAACAAGCGCCGTAAGCGCAACCGTCTTACCGTTCTGTCGAGCCGTAGAAACCATAGACATACGGTGCAAAAAATCTTGATCGTCGTCAAACAACAACTGACCGTCAAGAACTCTTTGCTGCCACGGCATCAACTCCATGCCAAGATGCTGTAAAGCCCAGCCCCCCACCTCAGCCCCAAACGACCCAGCCGCGTCAGGCCACGTCGTCTCGAGTCTCGGCTGATCACGGCCAGTTACCGCCAGTTCAGGCTGATCAAGGTCATCTGAGATAATCCTGAG